TGGAATCTCATGTCCTCGTGATGTTGATTCGAGTATTCTCGAAGAAGTAGCTAGGTTAGAAAACGAGTTGCGTGCTGGTCGAAGTATAAATACTGTTTTTAAGGCTGCTTTGAAGGATGAACCTACTAAGATGACGAAAGACAAAGTTCGCGTTTTTGCTGCTGCGAACATGCCTTTTACTTTTCTCGTCAGGAAATACTTCTTGTCTCTTGCTGCATTGTTTCAACGCAATAAGAACTTAACAGAATGTGCTGTTGGAGTTGTAGTTCAATCACCAGAATGGACTGAACTTTTTGAGCACATTGGTAAATTCGGATGGGAGCGTGCTATCGCTGGTGATTATGCCAAATTTGATGGTCGCATGAGCCCAGAATTTATGTTAATGGCTTTCAAAATTTTGATTGCCATTGCTGAAAAGTCGGGCAATTATGATGAAGAAGATTTGACCATTATGCGCGGCATTGCGTCTGAGATTAGTTATCCTACGTATGACTATTTTGGAACTTTGCTACAATTTATGGGATCAAATCCATCCGGACACCCTTTGACTGTCGTTATTAATAGTATTGTGAACTCTCTATATGTTAGATATGTTTATTATGCTATTGCCAAGGAGTATAGATGGTGGAAGGTACCATTATTCAAGGTAGTGGTATCACTTATGACTTATGGTGATGACAATATCATGACTGTGAAGAAGGGCTATGAACAATTCAATCATACTGAGATTGCAAAACAGTTTGCTAAAGTGGGTATTAAATACACTATGGCAGACAAAGATGCAGAGTCAGTCCCTTTTATTCACTTGTCAGATGCATCTTTCCTGAAGCATTTTGCTGTATGGGATGATGAATTGAATTTATACCGCTCTCCTGTTGAGGAAGCGTCAATTGCAAAGATGTTGCACACTCATCTGAAGTCTAAAGTCCTCTCCATGAAGCAATCTAGTGCTGAGGCAATTCAAAACGTTGCACTCAAATATTTTGAATTTGGTCGTTCCATTTATGAGGTTCGTCGTGAACAATTATTGGAAGTGGCAGACAAGGCTGATATTCGCAGTTACGTTGGTCCTATTCCTTCTTACGATGAACGTCTCGAATGGTATCGTACTAAATTTGAGATGTAAAATTGTTTTGAATTCATATTTTAATTTTATGTTTATATGTGATTGTTTTTATATTTTCATAACAAGCCCCGGGTTGGGGCTTTATACCGACCACTTGCGTTCTCCCACGCAATCAAAGCTAAACGGTTGTGCATATGCTTTTATAACGCACACAATCTTAGGTTCTGAATTACCTGGGATGTGTGGACAGATTGGTATGTAGGTGAATGTCCGATATTTATCGGAGTGGTTTACCGCCACAAGAAAATAGCACTGTCATGTTTTGTTTGATGAGGCATACATGATATAAATAAATTTCATTACTAATTCTATAATTTATAATAATAAAACAGAAAAAGAGGAAGCAGACCTCACATCAAACTGCGACGAGTCGAGCGGATTTGATCCGCGAGACGCCCTAGTAGAAAAACTTAGATTTTATCAAGAAAGATCCATTAGGTTGAGAGAAAAGTTGAATAAGCGTTATCAACACATTGCTGCGTTGGAGCGCCATATTCACCAGTTGGAAAATCGAATGTTGACTTCACAGTCTTCAGTACCTGGAGTTGAACAAACTCAGCTTTCCGACAATGCCACCCAAGGTATCACAGCTTTTGCTGACCAGGATGCTGGGTGGACTACTACAATCGGTTCATCCTATGAACCTACAATGGATATTTCCACAAATAGCGATTCTGATATTGGACAATTTTTGTCTCGTCCTATTCGTGAATCAGCTCAAAGTTGGCGAGTTGGACATACATTGTTTCATAAGTTCAATCCATGGTCTGCTTTTTGCCAAAATAAATTTGTTCGTGATAAAATCAAAAATTATGAATTGTTGCGCCTAAAATTGCACTGTAAAGTAGTAGTATCTGGCACTCAATTTCATTACGGACGTGCAATTATGAGTTACAATCCTTATACCCTTGGCGATCAGACAACTGTAGAGCGAGAGGTTCAGGATAATGATTTGATTGCAGCGTCTCAACGACCGCATGTGTTTATTAATCCAGCAAAGAATGAGGGAGGTGAACTGCATTTGCCTTTCTTTTATCCAGACAATTATTTGGAAATTCCTAAAGCCGATTGGTCCGACATGGGTGATATCTATATTCATTCCTTTGGAAATCTCCAACATGCTAATGCTGGAAATGATGCAGTCAATGTAACCATCTATTTGTGGGCCACTGATGTGGTGCTTACAATGCCTACTATTTCTGATCCTCCGCTTAAGAGTCAAAGTGGACGCAGAGCCAAAAAGAGCTTAAGCGATCGTGATTCTTCCAATAAGGTGGGTGCTGATGAATACGGAACAGGCATTATCTCCAAACCTGCTGCTGCTATTGCAAAAGCGGCCGGAGAACTGAGCTCCATACCAGCAATTGGCCCATATATGGTTGCTACACAAATTGCCTCAGGTGCAGCTGCGAACATTGCTAGGATGTTTGGTTATAGCAGACCTTCAGTACTTACTGATATTGGTCTATACAAACCAACTCCTACTGGCAATCTCGCAAATGTTGATGCGGCTGATGCTGTACAAAAATTAACTTTGGATAGCAAGGCTGAGTTGACTGTGGATTCTCGTACTGTCGGTTTAGACGGTACTGATCAGATGGGTATTGTGGATTACGCTTGTCGTGAATCATATTTAACTCGTTTTGCTTGGGCCCCCACTAATCAAACAGATGATCTATTGTGGGGGACCCGGGTGCTACCAATGAACATTGGAGTGAATCAGAAAGAGATCCACCTGACACCTTTGGCACACATTGCCACGGCTTTTGAACAATGGACGGGATCAATTAAGTACAGATTCCAGATTGTCAAAACCAATTTTCATAAAGGCAGATTATTGGTCCGTTGGGATCCTAATGCCTTTGCCAGTGCTGTCAATTATAACGTGAGTTACTCACGCGTAGTTGATATTGCGGATACTGATGATTTTGAAATAGTTATCGGTTGGGGCC